CGCTTGCGGTATTTCCGCAGCTCGCTGCCGAGTGTACCGATGAGCATGAAGTCCTCTGTGCTCAGCGGCTTCGTTAGATTTTTGAACACAATATCGCCGAAGACACGATCGTTGATCGTTTTTCCTTCCGGGATCTTGATCGCGTTTGTCGTCTTTGTAGAAATGCCCGGAATGAATCGTTCCTCGACGTTGGTGATAAAATTGTTCACCAAGCGCGTGATGTGGAAAATTTCATCCGAGGATGGCGGCTCCTTCAAATCCGTAATCTCGAACTTCCCATCATCGTCCTGATCAAATTCGATTCCGAGAAGCGCCGCAATCACACGAACGTTGAATTCCGCACGGATTCGCGGATACTCGTCACGATCTCCGATCTTGAGTTTCTTCGCGAGTTGAATGAATTTCTCAAGATCGCGAATATCCTCTTTCATGCTTGAATTACTCATTAATATCTCCTCCAAATAATTATATTATTACTAGCTATTATTTTAATAATATATAATTATCGGAAGGAACCTCGTTTAATTTCCGTTTAAAACCTTGCTTTGATCCATTGCTTCTTTCACACAGCTAATCTCAGTATCAAGTGCCAAAGCATTCTCATCCTTGTGGTATTTGCGGTCTCTAAAACAGTTATAACGAACCCCAAGAAGATCATACAAATTTGTATAATATTGACATAATTCATTTGGTAAACGTCGTAGTCCTTGCATAGCAATCTTTGTAGAATCTGGATTCTCACAAAGATTCGTCAGATGGAATGAATCGATTGTTTGAATGAGCTCTTGGAACTTTGATTTCTTTCCATGTCCGAAGATTACTAATATTGCAAGGATTAATTCATGCAAACTCATTTCTTTCTTAATATATCGAATAAGAACTAGATAAATTTGATAATCGATTTTATGATGACTGCCAACATGATTGAGTTTATGAAGTTCGCGCACAGCAACATCAATATTATCGTATCGACATATAGGAACGAGTCGATCGTAATTAGATGTAACATCATTCAAGTAAAGAATGTATTCGTTTGGTTCTGTACCAACGCCGATAAGGTATTGTCGTTTGGGTCGATCAGATGAGATTAGAAGATCACCTTTATAAATTTCATTTTTATCTGTGTCAATAATAACATAAATTGTATTGGGGTCCTTAATCTTGGTGAGATCATATTCCTCTTTCTTTAGGTTTATCACTTTAGGAAGGTTTGAGAACGGATCATCCATTCCAAGATTCAATTCGATGGCGTGATTGGGATCATTCAGATTGTGATCGGTTGATGAAAACATGAAATCATTCCTTTCTCTGGATATAGATAGTAATTTATATATTATCTATATACATAAATGCGTTATCTATATGATATATCATTATGGGAGGTAATTTACATTGAGAAATGCGGAAGAAAAGTTTATTGATAAGAATATTGCCCTCTTATGCAAAGAGTTTGATATGATTCGTGGTCAGAATGTTAATATTTCTCGTATTAGTCCAGGTCTTATCGATGGCGTTAAGCCCGTTGCACGAAGGCTGCTATACGTCATGTATTTGAAGGATCAAGGAAAGAAATATCGTAAGGTTGCTGCCATTACAGGAGATACCATGGCACGCCTCCACCATCATGGGCAGGGATCTATAAAAGATGCCTTAGTTGGTCTCGAACAGTGGTGGAATAATAACCTCCCATTGATCGATGGGGCGGGTTCAAACTATGGCACACCTGCAGGGGATGAAGCAGGTGCGGATCGTTATATCTTGGCACGATTATCCGAATATGCTTTAGATTGCTTCTTCTCTGAATGGAAAGAATCCACGGTTGATATGCGACTTGGTGCAGATGAAGAAACTATGGAGCCACTATATCTTCCAGCAAAATATCCGAATGTTTTATTTAATGGGACGCTCGGGATCGGATATGGGTTGGCAAGCAATGTGGCAGCATATAACTTTAAAGAAGGATGTGAAGCAACCATTGCGTTGATTCAAAACAAGAATGCACCGATCGTTTTGATCCCAGATTCCCCAACAGGGTGTGATATAATTCAGTCTGATTTCAAACATGCGACGGAATCATCGAGAGCATCGTATGCAATGCGGTGCAAATATCATGTGGATGACGAACTAAATCAGATTGTCATCACGGCAATGCCATACCAAGTATCGTCAAACACGATCGTTGAAAAGATCGCAGATATAAAAGAACGAAATGCAGGTCTTTCCGAGCTGAAAAATATGGAGGATCTCTCCGGCAAGAAAATAGATTTACATCTATATCTGAAAGATGATGTAAATCCATACAAGTTTATGAAGAAGCTAATTTCATCGGTCGGCGGTTTGGAGAAAACATATCCAATCAACGTAACAGTCGAGAATGAGTATCAGACTTTCGATTGGTCAATCCGCGATGTAATTCTTCAGTGGATTCGATATCGTCGAGAACAAAAGCGTATCGTTGTAATTCATCGACATACCTCTCTTCTTGCAGAACAAAGAACAAATGATGTCAAGATCTTCCTTCTACAAGAAGAAAATTTTGAAAAGACGTTGGCGATTTTTAAGAACAGTCGCAACAAACAAGATATCGAACAGAATCTCATTAAGGAGTATCGGAATACCGAAATCCAAATGGATTCTCTCCAAGCAAAGACGTTGTCCGAGATGCGCATGTATCAGCTCTCAAAAGAGGAGTATGAGAAATGTTTGAAACGTCGTGATGAACTCATCATTGAAATCAAAGATATTGAGGATATCCTCAATACGGAGAAAGGAATCGATAAACTCATTATTGCCGAACTTCGCGAAGGAATAAAGAAGTATGGAGTTCCCCGGAAGTCTAATGTAGTTCCATATAAGATCTCTGTTGATACAGAAGTAGAAGGATCTTGTATCCTCCAACTTTCGTCCGACGGAATGATTCTTCGAAAAATTGCAACCAATGTAGATGAGGAACCAGTCCCAACGGATTCGAATGGTTTTGCTGTCAAAGTGGACAACGATTCATCGTTTATCCTAATCGATGAAAATGGGTTATTCTCATTCATTAAAGCCAGAGAACTTCCGGTAGATAAAGAGGTCCCGGTGAATCGATTCCTCAAACAAACCTTGGGGACGATTGTTGCAATGCTTCCGTTTGATTTCGATTCCAATCTGTGTTGTACCCTGATATCGAAGGATGGCATGTTGAAGAAAATGCGCATTCGTGACATCACTCCATCAAAGCGTCCCTGCATCGATATTGCAAAAGAAGATCGTCTCATCAAGGGAATTGTCACCAAAGAGAAATCGGATCGTGACATTCTCATCTATACGGACAATGGGATGGGACAGCGATTGGATCCAAATAATTTGCGTATTACATCAACATTGGCAAAGGGGAATCCCGGGTTCAAGTTGTTTAATGATGGAATTGTTGGTTGTTATGCCATCAATCCAAAAGAGAATCAATATGTGTTGTATGTGACCGCAAAGGGGAAGATGAGACTAAATGAAATCGAATACCTTCCCATGCGTGATTCGAAGCACGATAAAATGGTTCGATTGATTGAGCTTCCAGATCGTGATCATCT